CCAACGTTGACTCCGCAAGAGGAGAAGATTTCATTAGTCAAGCACCTACAGTTGTTCGGACGACGAGTGAGGAACGTCGTCATGAAGCCTACTGAAGCGGAGATGCGCCGATGCGCGGTGGTTGTTGCGACCATGTTGAGCGAATGCTCGTACATCCCTGATCCCGACTATGATCAAGTCTCCGGAATTTTGAGAGTTATCCACTCATCGATCATCTCACCAGAGAAGGCGTCCGGATTCCCTTACTGTGCTGAAGGGCAGCCCACTAACGGACAAGTTCTCGAGGCGTATGGTGAAAAGGGGTTTGCTCAGCGCGTTATCGACTCTTGGTACGACCCAGTCGTCCTTAAGTGGTTCGGAAAAGGAGAACCCACCAAGAAGAAGAAGATCGACGCAGGCATGCCTCGTGGTATAGCGAATTTCCCACTTCATGCCACTGTCCACCACGCTTCCATCCTTAAGAATTTTGCTTTTGCTTTGGTCAAGAACTTCAAGAAGTCACCAGTGAAGTACGCTTTTTCCCCAGCTAACCCAGGCCACCTTGAACATCTCAAGGAGTGTCTCCCGGGTAAAGTCTGGGAAAGCGATAAGTCGAATTGGGACTTCTCCATGGTTGAGTGGGTAGTTGATGTTGTGTGTGAAGTCTTTCAGATGCTGGCAGTGCGCCACCCAGATTGGGATGAGGAACGGTTTAAGAAGTACAAGGACGACATCAGACAGATGTTCGATCAAGTTTTCCTTAACTCTCAGTACCGAGTGTCTGATGGGACTGTTTACACAGTCCTCGTGAAGGGCATCATGAAAAGCGGTTGGTTTGGCACAATCGCAGCCAACTCGATAGCTCAACTCGTTATCCATGTCATGGTTTGCATGCGCATGGGTCTCGATGATGAGACTATTGAAAGCATACCCATTGTCGTCGGCGGAGATGACGTCAACCAGGACCCTGCGGGGTTGGACAAGGAGGAGTATGTGCGCCAAGGCGCACTGCTCGGAATTGACATGGAGATCCATGAGAGAGAGGACCTTGAGCATGCTGAGTATTTCAGCAGCGACATCCGACGAGGACCAGATGGTTTAGCGTTCTTCCCAAAGCGCTGGACCAAGCATATTGAGCACCTCAGGACCATCAAGGTCGAGTTTTTGGCGAACGCCCTATGCTCCCACATGGAGAATTACCGGCACGACGTTGAGAAATTCCGTCTGCTCGAGTTCATGTACCATGACCTACGAGGCAAGTATCCAGAGCACTTCCCGATCAGCATGCTTAAATCGAGGCAGTACTTGCTAGCAAAGCAGTACGGCTACGAACACGCTTTATGCTAGACGGGCTGTGTTGGACCGACCATGTCCTAAAACTGGCCCCACTTCCTGTGGTGGGTTCTGTCGGTGGTGGAGGAGAAAAATTAAACATATATAATCAGCCACCGATGGAAGAGTATAGTGGAAACTACACAGGACCCTACTGGTCAGATGGAAAATTTCAGGAAAGTGTGGCCTTTGGCGAGAGTGATCCAAAGTCTGAGTTGGATGCTCTAGCCCGTTTACATGACACGGCTTATGCCACCTACAAGGATCGAGGCCATCGCGAAGCGGCGGATGAGATTTTTAACCGTGAAGCTAAGAAATTAGTTGGCAAGTTCCCACATTTGGCGGGAGACCTTGTTCTGTACGGTAATTATGCTCAACGCCAAGCTACTCAGTTAGCTAAGGACGTCACGACGCCCTTCCTTGGGCCCTTACTAGGTGCAGCTAAGTTCGCTGCCACCAACGTTTACAACGCTAATAAGATGCTTTCTGGGACTTACCTCAAGAAAGAAAAAGCTGATATTGAAGCGCTTTATGCTCGAGATCCTCGCAAAAGTGCGGAACCCCCCGCCCGTCCTCCTGGGCCCTCTTCACGCGACGTGCCGAAACCACGCGTTAGTGTTAGTGGGCCTTCAGTTCAAGAGAAAGGCCGGGTTAGTACCAATTCGGTGATTCCTTTAGGTCCTAGTGAGAAGAATTTAGTTGTTGCGAAACAGGCTAAACACTTGTATGAATACCTTAAAAAGAAACAAGACGCTGAGAAACCATTGTCAAAACACAATAAACAGAAAAAGAAACGTCTCAATTTGACAAAAGCAACAAAAATACTCCCTCAGCATTGCATACAGTAGGGTGCGTTTTATTTATTGGAGGCGGTTGGGAAAATTAAAAACAAAATAGTGCATGAAAATTCGAGTGACGATATTAAGATGGCTCGAACTCAGAGTAAGAAAACAGCGCGACGCAGTCGAGGTACTAGCATCAGTCGCCCATCAGGCTTTGG